GTCGTGTGTTCCAAAAAGACACACCTTATTTAACATATGCTGACTTACAAAAAACTGATGGTATTACAAAATCAGGTCGTAAATTTAATAATTCGGTCCTTGATAATACATATAATTTAAACATCGCTCCGATACGAAACCCTGGATCAACAAATATTGTTGATAGTAAAGTTAAGAAATATATGTTCTCCTTAGAGAATTTAGCGTGGAGAACTTCGGATCAACCTGGTTATACTTATGATGATTTACCGACTTGTGAGAAAGGACCAAATGGTGGTAGAATAATGTGGTTCCCACCTTATGATATTTCATTTAATGAAGATGTTAGAGCATCTTGGAACCCAACTAAATTTTTGGGTAGACCTGAACCAATATATACTTATGCTAACACAACAAGAAGTGGTAGTATAAGTTGGAAGATAGTTGTTGATACACCTTCAGCTATGAATACTATTATTGAGAAACAATTGGCGAATAGACCGGCTAAAGAAGTTGATTCAATTATTGATTCATTCTTTGCGGGATGTGTTAAATACGACATATATGATTTAGCGGCTAAGTTTAATACTATTCCGACGAGTGAGTTATATACTTACCAACAATTATTAAATGAACCAAGATTAACTGAGGAAGAGTTGGGTTCAATATATTCTAATATTAGTAAAGATAAGTCAACTAATATTGGTACTAATGGTAATGGTAATACTGAAGGTGGTGATGGGTCGGAACCCGGTCCTGAAAATGAAGATAATGATACAATTAATACGGATGAAACAGAAAGTGTTGATATAACAAGTATTGAAAAGTTTATAGATTATTCATTCTATTTTGATAATGATTATCCTGAAGGGCAATATAGTGAAGCGGTTACCGCGAGTCAACCATATGATTATTGGTATAATCAGTATCTTTCAGTAAAAGGAACTAAATATATAACTAACCCACCTGAATATGTATATGTTGGTACTAAAAAGTACGAAAATAAAAGTGTTATACAAAAATTCTATAATGATATAATTATTGGGAATTATCAGACAATTCAAACGGATTTTTTAAATAAATTAAAAGAAATTATTGTAGATAAAAATGGTTCGGTTAAAATAGAATTACAAGGGTCGGCTTCTGCTCCTGCTAAAATTAATTATAATAGAAACCTTTCTAAAAGAAGAATAAATTCGGTAACACAATGGTTTAGGAATCAAACAATTGGTGATAAAACTATTGCCACTTTAGAAAGTGAAGGTAAAATAACTTTTATTGAAAATTTTAATGGGGAAGAAATAACAATACCACAAAAAGATGGAAGTATATTTGAAGAGGTTGATTGTACAAAAAATATTACGATGACACCAACAGAAAATCCAACATCAGGTGATATTAATAATTCAAGTATTGCTCAGTGGTACTCAATACCTGCAATGGCTTGTAGGAGAGTTCGTATTGCAAGAATAGAACCAAGTGTACCTAAACCTCCATCACCACCTCCGGGACCACCACCACCTCCATCACCACCTCCAGGACCACCACCACCTCCACCTCCGGGTCCACCATCTCCACCAACACCTCCAACACCTCCTGGTCCAAAACCTGTTAGAAGACCCGATCCTATTAAAAAAGTTAAAGAAGGAATTTCTAAAAAAATATTAAGATATTTGTTTAGTGAGTGTGATTATTTTGAGGTTATAAAAGAAACTAATCCTATGGTATATGATACCATTAAGGAAAAAATAAAATATTTTAGTCCGGCATTTCACTCAACAACACCTGAAGGTTTAAATGCGAGATTAACATTTTTAAATCAATGTATGAGACCGGGTCAAACAATTCCGGTTATCGGACCTGATGGTAGACCAAAACATAATGATGCGTTAAACACATCATTTGGTGCTCCACCTGTATTAGTTTTAAGAATTGGTGACTTTTACCATACTAAAATTATACCTAACAGTATTAGTATCACTTATGATCCGTTAGTGTTTGATATCAACCCTGAGGGAATCGGAGTACAACCTATGATTGCTAAAGTTAGTTTAGGTTTTGATTTTATTGGTGGTAGTGGATTAGCGGGACCGGTAGAACAACTTCAAAACGCATTATCATTTAATTATTATGCTAACACAGAAATCTACGATGAAAGAGCAATTGCAACTGAAGATACTTCAGAAAGAGATGAGAAAATAGTTGGCAAATTAATCTCAAATGGGTCCGCACCATTAACTGTTGCACAAATACCAAATGAGGTTTCTAATAGAGGTGGTCAAACGGTTGGTACAATTATAAGTACTAATGCAAACGATGATGGAACTATTGAGACAGGTGAGATTGATTATAACAACCTCATCTCTGAATTATCTACAGGGACCAAAGAATTTTTCTCAACTATCTATAATCAATTAAAAAGTATAAAAGATGTAAGTAATTATGGTATTTTACAACTTGTTAATTATAAAAGAAAATATTTTGATGGAAATATTAGTGAATTTCAAAACAGTACCCCATTAAAAATTTATGGTAAACCTGACAGTGTTGAAAAATTAGTAAAAGATATTGTTGATCAGGCGGTAAAAGATTGTAAAAATGAATTGTCGCCAGTCCTTAAAGAAATTGTCCAACCACAATCTTTATTTTCTAATGCGCAACAAAGACAAATTAAAAATAAAATGGAAGAAATCTTAGGGACAAGAAATGCTGAAATTAATAATGTTATAATTGGACCAATAAATGATTTAACAAGTTATCAAGAAAATTTTAATTATACGTTTAGAAAAACGGATGTTGTTATATCAAAATTTGATGGTATTCTTTTGGAAAGCGGTGAACCTAAAGTTTATTCTTTAACTGGTGATAGTGCAACAACGGTTACAACCGCAATATTAGATGTATATACAAACCAAGTTGGTAAAACAATAACAGAATTCTTTGATGTAATGTCCGCGAATTATATTATGAATAATGGATCGATTGAATATAGTCCTTCCCCCGTAAATCTATGGAACTTACCGGATAAATGGTTTAAGTCATTTACAACACAAGAAGAACAAAGATTTTATATTGTTATGTCAGACATAATGTTAGATGATAATAAATACAATTCTTTTATTGAGAGTTTAACATCGTTAGATAAAATAAAACCATATGAAAATTTAGTTAATGATTTAAAGGCTAGGTTTGATTTTTATAAAATTAAATGTAAATTACAAAGAGATAATGAAGACAAAATTTTTGCGGATTATGAGGCAAGTCCCGAATATCAAAAGTTCCAAAGTTTTGAAATACTTCCTTTTGAAGCAAAAGTTGGATATACTACAAATAAAAATGAACCAAACTACGCGACTGGAGTTGATAGAATTAAAAAATTATATTCTAAACAAAATTTAAATAATGATGATAAATACAATGGTAAAGTAAAATTTAATTAATTATGCAATTACAGTATTATAATAGATATAGTCCATTCTTAATAAACGGAGAACAAACCGTTGTTCCGTATATTAACTTACCCTCAAAATCATCGGATAAAAGATATATCTATAAAGTCGGAATTTCAAGATTGGATAAGGTATCACAACAACATTACAATTCACCATTTTTTGGTTGGTTAATCTTACAAGCAAACCCCCAATATACGGGTTTTGAGTTTAACATACCTGATGGGGCTGTATTGACTATTCCGTATCCATTACTAACTTCATTACAGGATTATAAAAACGAATTAGACAATTACACATTCTATTATGGTAAATAACGGAGAGAATATATTAGTTGAATTTGACTACCAAAACATATCAGTTATTGATCCAAACAAAGTTATTGATGAAGAAGGTAGACCAAAAGAGCGACTTATAGATCACGAAAATCTTGTGTTCTATGCAAATTTAGAATGCTCAGTTCTACCAAGAACAAAGTTAGCGTTGGGGGTTTCATTGAACGAGTCAGTTAAAACAATATCTGTTGGAAAAATAAATTTCTTAAACCCCGGTTTTAAAAAGTTTTTAGATAATGGATGGTCAGATGAATTAACGGGTAAGAATACATTAAAAGGTGAGGGGGTAAATCAACCAAGAAAGTCGGTTAGTGTTAATCCTGATAAACCTGATGATTTTTATTTTAGTCAAAGTTTAGTTTCTAATGGTGTACCTGGTGCTGTAGATAATGGGTTATTAGGTATAACACAAATAAACTATACTTGTGGGTTAGATTTCGTACCTACGATTGATATTACCCTTGAGGATGTTAAAGGTAGATCTTTATTTGAGGGGGGTAATAATTCTCCTTACGCGGCTTTCTTCCAATTCCCATATCCATTATTTTATTTAACAATAAAAGGATATTTGGGTAAAGCGGTTAGATTACCATTAATGTTAGAAAAATTCGGATCATCTTTTGATCCAAGTACAGGAAATTTTAGAGTGAGATTAGAAATGAAGACATATAAGTATACAATTATGTCTCACGTTAGTTACGGAGCAATGATGGGTACTCCATTAATGTATAAATCTATTGTGTCAACAAACCAAACAAAACCTAATAGTAGTACTAATGATTCAACCTCAGTTGTAAAATCTTTTGCAAGTGAGGGATATCAAAAAATGAAAGAGTTATACTCTGAATATAAATCAAAAGGTTTAATTGATGATAACTTTCCTGAAATAACAATACAACAATTAAAATATAGGTTAGATAGATTTATTAAAAACATTATAGATAGTTTTAAAAAAACTAACTTAAATGTATTAAACGATTTGAATGACTATGAAACGCAATTAACTGAATATGAGGGTTATGTATTTTTTTATACCCCAGATTCTTGGGCAAAAACATATTTAGATCAAACTAATGTTTATATCCTTAAAGATAGTGGTGACTATGTTTATCAATGGAAAAAAGAATATAGAGATGATCCCGCAAAACAAACAGCACCATTAAATGAACTTAATGGTATAATCAAAAAGTTCAATCTTGCTTTATCTAAAAATAAAACACTTGGTTTAAATCAACCAAACTATATACCAAATAAAATTGATTTAGAAAGTTGTATTACTAAAGCAAAATTTGATGATATCAATATAAATAAAACATATTATATTAGAACAAATAAAGAATTACCTGGTAATCCATCTGAAGTTGCGGCATTTACAAAAACATTAAAAATAGAATTCCAAAAGAACAAAAACTATCAATTTGAGGGAAAAGGGTATTTTATGGATTTTACAAAGAAAATTCAACAAAAGTATCAAACTGCGAGACAATCAATTGAAGAAAGTTTAACGACACAATTAGCCGATCAAATGAGTGATACCTCAACGGGAATTGGATTTGCTCCAACGATGAGAAATATTCTTGCGGTATTTTTTGCTCAAGGTGAAGCGTTTTTACGTTTAATGGATGATGTTCATACTAAGGCTTGGAATTTAAGAGAAGACCCGTATCGTAAAGAAGCGGTATTTGGAAGTAACTCAACAGTACCTAGTGTTGATATAAAAGGGGATGGTGTAGAGAGCACACCAATTTATCCTTGGCCTCAATTAATTGTTGAAAATACAAAAAATGATGGGGGAGAAAAATATGAATTAAAATATCCCGGTGATCCTGTGTTGGCAAGTAAATTAAAAGCGTTTATTCCTGAAATATGGCCTGAAGTTGAATTTGTTGAAGAATTTATAAAAGGATATACGGAGAGAGAATTACCAATACCGGATCCTGAATATACAAATAATGGACTTACAAGACCCGATAGATTAAGTTTTAACGCGATTGAATTCCCGATTAACAACCAAGTATTCCAAAATACGGAAGAAGTTAAATTTTTCTATGAGATTTATGAGAGATTAATGTTGAATTCTTTTTATAGTTTAATGAGTAGGGATTCAGGTAAAATTTATAATATGAGTTTTTATTCTGCGGAGGCTGAGGTTACAGATATTATAAAGGCATTGGGAGATGATAATCCATTTTTAACTAAAAAATTAAAAGAGTATAATATCAACTCACAAGTTTATTTAGGGTTTTTGAGACATATATCTAATCAAGGTGAGGGTCAATCATGGCAAAACTTCATTAGAGGTGAATTTAATACGACATATATTAAAAATGAAACAATTAATCCTTTTGAACTTTTAGATGGAAAAATATTAAATAATGGTGTTTCACAACCAAATGTTGGTTTAGAAAATAGTGAATTAGTTGAAAAATATTTTGGTGTTGATAATGTTCCCGAAACATATGATATATGTGATTTATATCCATTAACAAATTTAAAATGGGATAACAATTATTTGGCAAATGGAACGATATTACAAAATACTCAATCCGTGTATAAAACTTCAGATGTATTAAAATATAATTTAAATAATAAATCAATCGTTAATTTTAATGAGGGTCAGGTTATAAAACCAATTACCAATTTTAATTATGTTGATAGTGTTTTTAATCAAACAGTTATAACAACAAATTTAAAATTGTTTTATCAAAATAGACAAATAAAAGATCAATTTATTACTGAGGGAAATATTTTTTATAAAAACTATAACGGTAATTTATTATCGGATCAGACAACATCTATGTTAAATACCCCCTATTTTATAAATGCGATTCAAAAAGGTGTTTATAATTTTAGATATAACGGGGCGGATCTTGCACCATATAAATTGGCGGCATATCTTTTTTTAAATAGTTTACCTTTGGCAACACTAAAAGAAAGATATAAATTAGTTGATGACACAAATAACACAACGAATGAGTTGAGTTACATAATGTCAACAATTAAAAAATTTGGTGCGATACATAAATTACCTTACGCTTGGGTATTAAAATATGGGTCACTTTGGCATAGATATAAAACTTGGGTAGATACGGGGAATGATATATTAACGGATGTGTGGAAAGATTATAACTATTCATATAACTATGATCCAATTAATAGTGCAACAACTAAGGTTTATAATGTTACAATTAATAACATCCCCCAAGAAATAATTTTAGAAGGTAATTTAAATACTACGGTTGGGAACAACAACTATATAAAAACCGTAATAAATAATGGATTTTACCCAAAAACAATAGATGACTTTAACGTATTCTATCAAGGTAGAACTTTATTTGACTCGACATTCCAAATTAATGGAACTTGTCAGATAGTTAATAATAATCAATTAAATATCTTATCAATAAATTCTAATGAGATAATTAATGGTATGGTTATTTCTGGTACAGGAATACAATTTGGAACCACAATTGATTCACAAGTAAATGGAACAACAGGTGGGGTTGGTTTATATAATGTTTCACCTAATCAAACACAAAATGGTGGTGTAATTAATTTTGTTATTACAAATTTAAATTCTATTGGTTATACTAGTGGAGAAATACAGGCTGCGTTAGATACAAAATTATCTATGGTTAAAACAACTGAATCGGTTATTAATAGACCAAATGGATTTGATCCAATTGTTAATAATAGATCTTTGAATTTAACTCCTTGGTCTTGTTATGTAAAAACAACTGATGATGCGTTTGTTTATCCTTTACCTTCATTTGGGGGTTTGATTAATCAAACAAAAGATGAATGTTTTAATATAAATGGTAACATAACAACAGAAGTTATTGGTAACTCAGCAATGTATAATGGTTCTGTTAGATTATTTTGGAAAGCCCCTAATTATGGTTATTACAATAATAGTAAAGTGGTTTCACCGGATCCTGATAGTTATCTTAAACAAATTTTTAATAGTGGGACAACACAAGAAAACTTCTCAATAAATGGTAACGATAGTGATTATTCTAAATTGGATGAGATGTTTACAACGTTTGATAAAGATTCGTTAGATATTTTAGAAATAGAATTTTTAAATTTTAGTAGGTCTGCTTACGATTATGATACTTTAATACTCTCAATAACGGAAGATGAAACAGAGAGTGAAAAGTCGTATAAAAATTTCCAAATGTTAATGAGAATGATGATGAAGGTCCCAACACCAACGTCAACAGTTGATAACACAATTGTAGAAGAAATACAAAATGGTCAAATTGAGTCGTTTAAAACATATTTGTCTGGGTTTATGAATTATGAGGTTGTAATGAAATACGGTAACCCATCTAATTTTAATAAGAAATTATTTTATACATTTTCCAACAAATACATTGAGGACCCATATGTATATCAAGGTTATAAACAATCGTCACCTAATACATTACCAAATGGGGTTTTAAGTCCTGTTACGTTGGCTCAATCAAAGGCTAATAACCCACAAACATGGAAGGCGTTAGAGACATATGTTGGTTTTTCAGAAATACCACAATTACAATATAAAAACACCGGATCATATATAACAGATTTCTTTATTGATTTAGACGTACAATTTAATGAAAAGAATGTGATACAATTTGCTCCTATTATAAAAATTTATGCGACTCAAAAACTTAAAAAAAGTAATATTACGAGAAGTGAATTTTATACCCTAATGAATAATTATCTAAATAAAAATGAAGATTATATTGATACCGTTATTGATTTAGAGTTAACAAGATTAAGAAATAAATTACCAAATATTATTGTCACTCCCGATAGAACAAGTGTTAAATCTGATCTACAGGGGGAACAAAGTAGATATGAGCTTTGGGACACATTTAAATCTATAAACGATAAGTTTATTTCGGGTAATGATTATAAAACAAAAACATTATTTGAAGATATATTATTATTTGATAGAGCAAGTAGGGATGTTGGTCAAAGAATCTATGCTGATATTTTTAAAGTAAAAGATTTAATAGAGTATGGTAAATATACTAACACCATGTTAGATATGGTTACCACAATTTTAACTGAAAATAATTTTACATATTTTACTTTACCGGCTTACGCTAATTTTTATAATGTGCAAGATGCAAGTAAAAACCCAACACCAAATCCCGAAGGAACTTTAGAGTTTGCTAATTCGTTATTTGGTACATTTTTAAGTTTGGACTATAGAGAAACAACTTCAAAGTTTTTATGTTTATATGCTAACAAACCTAGTGAACATTTAGCATTAAATGATAATGTGGATTATCGTTTTAGGGATGATGCGTTTGATTTAAGAAGGGCAAGTGACAATCCCTTACTTGATAATCTAAATGGAAAAACAGATTGGGATAAGTCAAATAAAGTCGTTGGTTTTAATGTGGACATAGGGCCTCAAAACCAACAAATATTCAAACAGTTTGACATTTCTCAAGATCCTGGTATGCCGACAACAGAGTCGTTGGAAGTATTAAATCAAATGGCAAACTTGAATCGTAATAGAAGTGAATCTACACAGAGTGTTTCATTATATAACCTTTATAGAAATAGAAGTTATAAGTGTAACATTGATATGTTAGGGAATGCAATGATTCAACCAATGATGTACTTTAATTTAAGAAACGTTCCTATGTTTAGTGGTCCTTATATGATTTTAAAGGTAACACATAGAATTAGTGAGAATGGTTTTGACACTGAATTTGAGGGTCAAAGACAACCATTTTATAGTATTCCCGCGATAGATAAATTTTTACAGTCATTAAACACTAAAATTTTAGAAACAATAAAAGAACAGATTGTAAAGGAAGAAACGGCGTTACTTGAATCTGAAGGTAATATTTTACAAGAACAAAGTGATATAATAAATAATACTGTTAATGGTAACGGATCATTAACTACTAATCAAAATTGTTCCGATAAATTGAATAGTTCTTATGTTAATTACACTAATGAAACTCCTGTTAAAACAACATTAACTTTAAAGAACGCTGTTGATATAATAAAAGTTGAAATGAATAACGCTAATATTACAACAGATAATCAAACGTTAATGTTAGCTTTTTTATTTTCTATAATGTATATTGATTCATATAAGTCCAACAAATTTGAAGCATATGGACATAATTACGGATCAATAAGATTGGATGTTTCTTATGGTGGAGCATCCGCAATTATGGAAAATAAATATTATTGTGTAAATCAAGGTACAACTCAAAATATACCTTTGGCGATTTTTATTAGCGATACTGCGTTTATTAGATTTGCTATAACTAAGTTCAAAGAGAAATTACCATACATAAAAAATCAACCATTAACAACTGAAGATGAACAAATAAAGGCGTTGGCTAAAACATTTATATTAAGATGGCCTATTAATCAACCTGATAATGTTTATGATAAAATGACAGAACAAGATAAAAAAACTGTTGAAAATAAATTTAGAGAGGCGTTTAATACTGTTAAATCAATATAGTATGAAAGTGTTTTTTTCGTTTTGTTAGATATTTATAATAAAAAAAACTATGAGCACAAAATTAATTTTAGATAATTATCTTGGTAAGAATACAAGAATGTCAGAAAAAGATGCGGGTAACGGATTTAAAGAGGTATGTGATTTAGATACCGGTGATTGTTATACTATAAGAATGAAAGATGGGTTAATTGAGCGTGTGGATAACACGATGAATACCAATAAAAAAATTCAAGTTGAAACTAAAACTGGAATAAAACAATTATTAAACGGATAATATGTCAATAGATAAAAAAATACTAGAAGAAATAAAAAGATATAATAACATTAATAAGTATATCTTGGAACAAGGTGAATTACCTCCCCCACCGGCTCCGGATCCTGCGGCGGCTGTTGCCCCTGTAAGTCCTGAAGCCGCAATAGCTCCTGAAGCACCCGTACCTCCAACAAATACTCCACAACCTGTTGATATTGAAAATGATCCTGATGTTGAAGAGGTGGGTAAGGAAACTGAAGAACTTGACATAACAGATTTAGTTGATACTCAAAAAACATTTGCTGACAAACAAGAAGAATATTTTAACAATTTATTTGATCAATTAAAAAATCTTGAAACCAAATTAGGTGAAATGGATAATTTAGTTAATACGGTAAATAATTTAGAAACAAAAATTGAAAAAATTAGACCAAAAACACCTGAAGAAAAATTAGAACTTAGAAGTTTAGATTCGGGGCCATTTAATCAAAAACTAAGTGAATTTTTTGATGATAAGATGGATGACATGGAAAAATCAGGAAAAAATGAATATGTTTTAACTACTGATGAAGTTGAAGAATATTCCCCTAGTGAAATTAAGGGAAGTTTCAACGATTTTGAAGAAGATGAAATGATATAATACTTTAGAGAGAGACATTAACATCTCTCTCTTTTTTTAACATACCTTATTGACTACTCTATTTTTTATAACTATATTTTCTACGTAAACCTTTAATAAATATATATACAATGGCGACAAACGAAACCTTAAAAGCAATGTTGGACCAGTACGAGAGTTCAAAACAAAGTGGATCATCCACTTCAAAAATGTCTCAGGACGAAAGAATGAAAAAGTATTTCGCAGCAATCCTTAAAGACAGCGAAAAACAAGGACAAAGAAAAATCCGTATTTTACCAACAACTGATGGATCATCACCTTTTAAAGAGGTATGGTTCCACGAAATCAATGTTGATGGTAAATGGCAGAAATTTTATGATCCGGGAAAAAATGACAACGAACGTTCACCTTTAAACGAGGTTTACGAAGAGTTAATGTCAACAGGTCGTGAATCAGACAAACAATTGGCAACACAATATAAAGCTCGTAAGTTTTACATTGTTAAAGTGGTTGACCGTGATCACGAAGAAGACGGTGTTAAATTTTGGAGATTTAAACACAATTACAAACAAGAAGGAATTTTAGATAAAATCATTCCAATCCTTAGAGCTAAAGGAGATGTTACCG